ATTTAATTGATTTGTTGTCTACCCTAGTCATGTTAAAAGTATAATTGATATTTTGTTACTTGTCAACTTTTTTTAACCTTTGTTTCTGACCCTCGAAAATGATGTTTTTTGCGTTTGTCGTCGAGGATTTTTTGTCTGAATATGACGCGGGAAAAGAGTTAGAAAACTCTTGTCAGATATAGTTAATTAATTGATAATAATAGATGTAAAGGAGTTTTGCTTTTATGCCAGCCGGAAGACCTACAGACTATAAAGAAGAATATAACGACCTTGCTTTTAAGTTCTCATTACTTGGAGCTACTGATAAACAGATGGCTGGATATTTTGACGTTTGTGAAGCTACTCTTAATAATTGGAAACTCGATTATCCTATATTTTTAGAGTCCATAAAGAATGGCAAGGGTAAAGCTGATGCGGAAATAGCCCATGCTTTATATCATAGGGCCAAAGGATACAAACATCCGGACGTTCATATCTCTAACTTTCGTGGCGAAATTACCGTAACAGATATAGATAAACATTATCCACCCGACACAGCAGCAGCTTTCATTTGGCTGAAGAATAGAGCCGGATGGCGTGACTGCCGAGACTCAACCATCACATTCGATAATGCAGAAGAATATTTCAAAGCTATTGCCGATTCGATTGCACAGTCTGACACCAATCCAGGTCCAGTATTATAACGACCAACATCGGTTCATTGTAAACCCGGCTGGTAGGCGTTCTCGTAAGACTTTAATAGGTAGACGTAAGTTATTTAATAAAGCATTGACTATCCCCGGAAGATATTTTCATGGCGCACCTACGTTCAAGCAAGCTAAAGATATTTTCTGGGAAGGCGTTAAGCGAGATACTAAACTACTTACGCGATCAAAGTCTGAAACTGACCTTGTTGTAAAGTTGTTTAATGGTTCAGAGATTCATATTATAGGTTTAGATAAGCCGGAACGTATTGAAGGGCAACCCTGGCATGGTTGTCATATTACTGAGTTTGGGAATCTTAAAGGAATCGAAGCATGGAACTCAAACATCAGACCTGTTCTTTCTGATACAAATGGCTGGGCCCTACTTGACGGAGTGCCTGAAGGTAGGAACTTTTATTATGACGTTGCTGTTCGTTCTTGCGGAGGTATCATCCCGCAGTCGAAACATGGCGTTGGTAGTTTTGGTACTGACGAACACGACTGGGCATACTATCATTGGTTTAGTTCAGACGTTTTAAATGCTGAAGAAATGGTTTCAGTAAGAGAAGAATTAGATGAACGGACATACAGACAAGAGTACGAAGGTTCATTTGAAAGCTACGAAGGGTTAGCGTATAAAGAGTTCGGACAGCACAATCTTGACCGGTCTTTGAAAGAGGATGGCGTTATTATTTCAGTAGGTATGGATTTCAACGTAGACCCAATGACAGCGGTGTTAGGGCATATCAAAGGTGATACATACGAACAGTTCGGCGAAATATGGCTTAACAACTCAAATACGTTTGAGATGCGCGACGCTTTACTTGAACGATTCACTTCACCACATAGGATTGTTATTTACCCTGATTCAACTGGTAAGGCTGAAAGGTCAAACGCGACAAAATCAGATTTACAGATTCTAACAGACGCCGGGTTCGAAATATCAGCGCATGCTTCTAACCCAAGACAGAAGGATAGAATCAATAATGTCAACTCGTTTATTAAAGACAGGAAACAGAATACCAAGTATAAGGTAAACCCTGAGACATGCCCAAAGACAATAAACGATCTAAACAAAAGAGAAAGTTTGCCGGATGGAAGGCTGGACAAGAACCAAGAGAAACAAACGCAGATAGGACATATCTCAGATGCTTTGGGATATTTAGTTTCGTATAACTTCCCTTTGAACAAGGGAATAATAACCGGGATTCCGGTGAGAGGGGCTTAGTAATGGGACAGACACCACAACAGAAGAAGGCAATAGATATGAGAAGCACCGGTATGAGTTTAAGAGAGATTGCCGAGAAGTTGAATATACCACGTAGACAGGTTGAAGTTTTATTAGCAGTAGGTATCACCGCAACAAAAGAAGAAGAGAAGGTCTTAGGAATGAACAAGAAAGAAATCACTTCTGAAAAGAAGGCCGTTAGACCTAAAATAAAATTCAAAGGATAACCCATGAGTGGAGTCAAAGAAATAATTGATAGCCCTCATCCGGTATATTGTTCTAATCTCAGTTATTGGAATTTCTTACTACAGTCCTATGAAGGCGGTATCAATTATACAAATGCTACAGTATTGACTGGGAATAGCGGGGACAGGAACATCATCAGCGAGTTGTTCGTTAAGGTCTTTGCTGGTGGTAAAGAACTCAGTAAGAAGAACGTCGAAGGCAATCTGTTCCGGCATGTAAGAGAGACTGACGCTGACTTTTCTACTAGAGTAAGGATGAGCTATTATTATAACTTCTGTTCTCCGATAATCGACATCTATACAAATCATTTATTTAAGCAAGTTATTCTTGAAGAGTGGGGAAACATTGAAAAAGCTGTTGAAGCTAGGCAAGATGATATTGATAGAATGGATAGTTCACTTGACGAATATCGTTCTAATCTATTCAACTTAACGCAAGTCTATGGGCACATGTACACAATCATTGACACGCCTACTATCAAGGGAACAATCGTTAATCTAAAGGATAAGCAAGACCAGGGCGCGTTCCCTTATTTCGTTGACTATCATCCTCAGAACATTACTAACTGGGACCTGGATAGATTCGGACAGCCCAACTGGGTAATGATTATGGAATGCGAGAACAATAATCCCGACCCGATGAGCTATACAAAAGATAACGCGATTAAAAAGAATTATAGATTATGGACACGAACAGAATGGATTCTGTTTGATGGCGACGCTAATGAGATAGGCCGAGGAGTGCATAATTTAGGTGTTGTTCCTATTGTATGTACGTTTGACAAAAAGAGCCGAACCACTCGCAATTTCTTAGGGATAAGCGCTATTGCTGATATATCGTTTATCTCAAGGGATGTATATAATTCATGTAGCGAGTTAAGACAGATCTTACGGGACCAGACATTTGCTATTCTTACATTACAGGGGAAAGCAAATGAATATAATCAGATTGAAGTCGGTAGCAATAAAGGGTTGTTATGGCCGGAAGAAAGAGAACGGCCCGGATACATTTCCCCACAAGCCGAGAACGCACAGAATTACTTTGAACATATATTAATGCAAGTGACAAAGATGTTTCAGCTTGCTAAGTTAGAAGGTGGAAGTGCTAACCAGACACAGACCGGGCAGCAAGAATCAGGAACGTCAAAGGCGTGGGATTTCAATGAGACAAATGCTTGTCTTACTCAGAAGGCAGCTAACATGCAAGACTCTGAACAGAAGCGATGGGATATATTCGCTAAGTGGGAAGGGCAGAAAGAATGGGATGGAAGCGTTGAGTATGGCAGAAGCTTTGACATCCAGAGTTTAAATGACGACCTTGACGAAGCCGAGAAGTCAATGAAACTTGAGATGGGTAAAGAGTTTAATAAGGAAATAAAGAAGTCGATAGCTAAGAAGAAATTCCCAAGAATGGCAGAAGAGGATATGGATAAGATTCTTGATGACATAGACGCATCAGAGGGCTTAGACGAAAGCGGTTCGCTGCTTGAGAAGCTAGGCATTAAACAAAAGAAACCAAACGGCGACCTGCCGGCAAAAAAGGGAGTTAATGATGGAAATTGATTTAGGTGGTAAAGATACGTTCACAGCAGCAGAGGTTCAGGCTTTAGTTACAAAGCAAGTTGACACTCTTGTACAGCCAAAGATTGACAGTATAGTTACAAGCAGGCTTGCACAGCAAGCTCGGAAGTATGAGAATTACGACGAACTTGCTTTGTTCAAGACAGAGCATGAAAACAAGACTGCTGCTGATGAACAGGTACGATTAGAAGCTGCCGGGAAGTATGAAGAAGCATTGAAAGCTAATAATGCTAAGCTGGAAGAGTTGTCAGGTGTCATTCAGAGTAAAGACACAGCAATAAACTCTATGAAAATAAATAACGCACTTACAAACGAGATTGTGAAACAGGGTGGTTACTTGGAGGAATCTTTAGCTATGCTAAACGCTTCCGCACAACTTAAAGACGGCATCGTTGTTATTAAAGGCAAAGATGCAAATGGTCTCGATAAAGATTTTGCAGTTACAGATGGCGTAAAGTCTTTTCTTGAAGGGCGACCACATCTTGTAAAGACGAACGTCAATACAGGGGGGGGAGACTCCGGAGCAGGAGTCGGTTCAGCAGGTAATGGATCAGCGGGAGAGGGAAGCGACCTTACTTCTCTAAACGCATTACTTACTAAACAGATATATGCAAATGATGGTAAGGGAATACAAGATACTAAAGCAAAGATAAGGGCCTTGGCTACCCAACAGGGGATAACCCTTGGCGGGACGATTGCTTAGTTCTTGGACATTCTAATTTTTAAAAAGGACAAATAATAATGGCAGATACAACCACAACGACCTTGTCGGAATGTATTCCTACAATGGTCACGAATGCTCTTTTGGCACTTGAAGAAAGAGATGTAGTAAGACCTTTAGTCACGCTTGATACCAAGTTGCTTGGTGGACCAGGCGTTACTTCAAACACACCTATTATCGCTAAGTTGACTTCTGAGACCGATGATAGTTTAGCTTCTCAGGAGTTGAGTTCTACGACTGTAGGAAACGATACTTCGCCTAGTGCTGCAACAGTTGGCGTTCATGGTTCTTATGTTCAGTTGAAAGAGATAGCTGACTTAGGCTCTGTTGACAACATGGCTGCGGTAGCCGGACAGTTGATTGGTCAAAGTATTGTTACTCGTAGAGACCTTGACCTCGTAACATTGTTTGCTAGTTTTGCAACTAACGTTGGTTCAGCGAATGTCGATATAACACCGGGTGATTTGTATGACGCTTATGGTAGTTTGCGCGGAGGTTTTGCGCCATTACCTTACGAGCTTGTCCTGCACCCTCTTAATATCTGGAGTACAGTCGGTCTTATCAGTTTATTTGATAATTCTGCTGATGCGATTCAGACAAGAGGTCCTGGGACAGTTGGTGAAGAGTGGGCAAGAGCAGGATTCAGCGGTATGGTATTAGGTTTCCGTCTTTGGGCAGATGCTAATATCACAGTTACATCTAACAACGCTTCTGGAGCAGCTTTCAGTAGACAAGCTATTAAGTACACGCCAAAACGTGGATTGAAGTTTGTTATTGAAGGTGACGCATCTGAAGTAGCTGACAAAATCGTGGGAACTGAAATTTGGGGTGAATCTGAACTCCGAGATTCTCATGGTGTTGAAATGCAGTTTAACCAACAAGCATAGACTTGTTGATTTTTTAATTGGTGAGGGGCGGGAGGTTATCCTTCCCCTCAGCCCAATAGGAGGGAATAACCAATGAAAGACGAAGCACATTCAATGACAAACGCAACAGAAGTAAAGAAAGCACCTACACCTATTAAAGAGACTGACGCGCAGAAGGTCGCTAGGCTTGAACAAGAGATGGCTGATCTAAAATTTATTGTTGAGTCCCAGCCTAGGATTAGCGCAGCTGATTCAAAGTATATGAAAGATATGGATTTCTTTGATAAGCAAAAGACCGGTGCCGGCAAGATTGAAATGAAAGATATTTGCGACCATAAAAATATTTCTTTATGGACGCCTTGGGGAAAACGTATCGGGCCCATGCACCCTAATAATGCAAAATATACATACGGCAAGTTTCGTAGACTTGGAAGAATGTTATATACGGCGAAACCTTCTGAATCTGAGATTCAAGCGTATTATAAGACACCTGAATATATTGCTTGGAAGAAGAAGTATGACGCAGACAGAGTAAAGAAGAACGCTTCCAGAAAAGGTGATGGCTTAAATAAAGTAATTGACGCTATGGTAAAAATAACTGGCGAGAATAGAAAAGACATTGTTTCGATTCTTGATAAGCCAACTATTGTGGGAGCATAATGAGCAATTATTATTTGCGTAAAATAAGATGTCCAAGACACTTCATGCTAAAGACAGGGATTGACCCTCGTTCCGGGATGAGGTTCGCGCCATTTAAAATGCAGATAAACCCGCAGTTAATGAACTTACCAGAGTGGGCCTTTAAGAAATGGCCTTCTCTGTTAAAGTTCATTCCTTATCACGATAGGTTTGGCCGTAAGGTTAGAGACCATAAAAGCTTTTTCCAGCCGTTAATGTCAGCAGCTTTTTTCGTTCATCAGGTTTATGACCCGAAGAACCATATATGTAAGGTTGGCTGTAAAGGTCGTTGTTTAGAAGGATTGGGAATAAAGACCCATAAGAATAACAAGCGCTTACAAGGGGCAGCGGGTGAATAGAACCTTATATCCAGTTGTTCATTTATATAACAATTCAGTCTCAGCTTTTGTTTTTGCTGGGGCTGAAGTTGTAGCACGACCTTTTTCAAGACGTATATTTAAACCTAAAATCACGAATTGGAGATTACCGGACCAGACTTCTGCTCCAGCAGGAGAATTTAACTTTGTAGATGGTGCGGACTTTGATTTTGTTGATGGAACAGACTTTGACTTCGTGGGGTGATATGAAAAAACTAATACTAGCAACACTTCTCTTATTATTAACTCTTCCTGTTAATGCAGCTAACCTGCTTGACAGAACAGAGGATACTACTCCAACAGCAGATGATATGATGTACTGCGTCAATGCTCCCGGAGGAACGCCGGCTGACAGAAAGTGTACAGTTGGTAATGTAGCTAAAGGGATGACTGTAACAAACATGATTTCTGCTTGTACAGATGCGCAAGTATTGGGCGGGACGGCTGCCGGGACCGGAGTTGAATGTCAGGCTGATATGGATACAACTTGTGACGCGGGAAGCTGTACTATTACAAATGCTGGGACGGCTGCTGCATTAGCAGCTAACGGAGCTAATTGTTCTGCCGGTTCTTATCCTTTAGGAGTTGACGCAGCGGGTGCTGTTGAATCTTGCACAGACGCAACAACAGAAATTAATACAGAGATAGGAAATGTTCTAGACGGAACAGACACTTTTACGGATATGGGTGGTACAAATTTCGTTGATGATACTCATATTGATTGGGGAACAGGTGCGCGGCAAGTAAGCCAAGATGATATTATAGGAGAACGAGGCGGATGTTCGTTTACAGTATGCGCAAGTGATGCTCAGAACTCTAACTGTGATTATGTGTGCGATGGAACAGCAGATGACGTTCAATTCCAAGCAGCACATGACGCAACAAGTGCCGACGGCGGGAGAATATGTCTTACCGAGGGAACATTCGTTCTTGCTGCTACTGTTTCTGCTACTAAGAAGGGCATTACGTTTATAGGGGCGGGTCCTGATTCTACTACTGTCCAGCTTGCCAATAGTGGCGATACTGATATGTTTGACGTTAATATTGCTAGTGATGAAGAGTTTTATAGTCTACAAGAAATGACTATTGACTTGAATCGCGCTAACAACACAACTGGTCGGGCTTTATACACAGGAACAGGCGCAGGAGATATGCGAGATGTTTATATTAGGCATGTCTTTGTTACAGGCGGTAATCCTGAACCTGAGATACAGCTTTCAAGTGGCTGGGGAGCCTTGATAGTAAACTCTGTTTTTGAGTATGGCGACGGAGATGGAATACAGATAGATGGAGCTGGCGACCCTAAGATTATGGGTTGTAAGATTATAGAGAACGCAGGGAAGGCTATTGACCTTGCTAACTCAGGGATAACTTATGCGAAGATTATAGGGAATCATTTAGAGGGTGGGGCAAGTGACCCGGCATTGTATATAGACGGACAGCATGCAGTTATTCAAGGGAATACTATTATAGATTCAGGAGAGGCAAGCAACGTAGGTATTCAGTTTGTTGGCGACTTCAATATAATGACAGGAAACAGAATTGTCGGTACTGGTACTATGACAAGCGGTGTTATTTTAGATTCAGGAGCAGACGGAAACTATGTAGCTCATAACAAGCTAACGATGACAGCCGGAACTGAGTTTACTGATAATGGGGCTAACAATATTCTTATATATCACTCAGGAAGCAATCAAAACGAGATGGTCAATACAGCGACAAAGATGTCTTTGAACGGAACGGACCCGCCTAGTCATGGTTTAGAAGTTGGCGGCACGTTAAGCGTTACTGGCGATATTACAATGGCGAACACAGAGTATATAGATAATGACACAGACAATGAATTTACTTTCTGTTCTACTGGCGAAGGTGAATGTTTCACATTAAACTTAGCAACAGCGAATAAGGTTCTTGTCAGTAGTGGTACATCGGCTGACTGGGAGTTTACTCGTAATTTATTCATACAGCAAGACAACGATATAATCTTTTCAGAGGACGCAAGAGCTAAAATACGTTGGGACCAGGCTGGAACTAACGATAGTTTACAGGTTGGAGTTGGTGTAGCTAACGCAGCAAGAACAGGATATATGACACTTCTTGAGGTTGGCGATATGAGTGCTGCGGGGAGAGAGCCTACTGCTAACTGGATAGGTGGCGCGGTATCAGACAATCCTGCTTTCTGTGTAGCTTCAGCAGACGCTACTGCAGCAGACGAAGTTCTTTGTGAAATGCACAACGGAACAGACGGATATTTGGCAGTAGCTTCTGGTGATTTAAACATAGCAGCACAAGGTGGGGATGTTGACTTTAATGATGAGAATATAACGACGACTGGAATAATTAAAGGTGCTACCCTTAACGCAACTGGTCTTACAGCTTCCGAGATTGTCATTACAGATGCTTCTAAGAATATTGTATCAGGGGCAGTAGCGACCTATCCTTCACTTGCGGAGTTAGCTTATGTGAAAGATGTTACTTCGGCTATTCAGACACAATTAAAC